ATGGCATTTCAACACTTGATTATTATGATTTATATCGCAAGTTTACATATACTAATCAGGAATCCTATAGGTTGGATTATATTTCTTGGGTGGAATTGGGTGAAAAAAAGGATGGAAATCCCTTTGATACTTTCCGTGAATGGTATACCAAGGATTTTCAGTCATTCATTGAATATAGTATAACCGATGTTGAGCTGGTTGATAAGTTAGAAGATAAGATGAAGCTTATTCAGTTATGCTTGACGATGGCATATGATGGTAAAGTTAACTTCACAGATGTTCTTGGCACGGTTAGGTATTGGGATATTATTATCTACAACCATCTTCGCAGCAAGAATATTGTTATTCCACAAAAAAATAAAAATAAGAAAACAGAAAAGTTTGAGGGCGCTTATGTGAAAGAGCCGCAGATTGGAATGCATAAGTGGGTTATGAGTTTTGATTTGAATTCCCTATACCCTCATCTTATTATGCAATATAATATTTCACCAGAGACATTGGTTAATGGTGGAACTAAACCAAAAGAAGGAATGGTTGATAAAATTCTTGATGGGAAGATAAGTAACGATACAGAATATTGTATGACTCCCAATGGTGCTTTCTTTAGAAAGGATATAAAGGGGTTTCTTCCAGAAATTATGGAGAAAATTTATAATGATAGAGTCGTTTATAAAAAACGTATGCTCGATGCTAAAAGAGAATATGAGGAAACTAAAGACTCCCAGCTCCTCAAAGATATATCTAGATATAACAACATCCAAATGGCAAAGAAGATATCTCTCAATTCGGCGTATGGTGCTATTGGGAATTCTTGGTTTCGCTATTTCAATCTTATGGTTGCTGCAGCAATTACAACATCTGGCCAATTATCTATACGATGGATTGAAAAGAGTCTTAACATATATCTTAACAAACTCTTGGGCACGAAAGATGAAGATTTCGTTATCGCATCTGATACCGATTCAGTTTACATCACTTTTGACAAGCTGGTTAATAAGGTGTTTAAAGAGGGAGCAGAAATTTCAAAAATTATCAATTTCTTGGACAAAATTGCAAAAGAGAAGCTGGAACCTTTTATTGATAAAAGTTATCAAGCGCTTGCTAAGACGGTCAATGCTTACGATCAAAAAATGATAATGGGCCGAGAGGTCATTGCTGATAAGGGCGTATGGATTGCAAAGAAACGCTACATTCTGAATGTTCATGATATGGAAGGAGTTCGATATTCTGAACCAAGATTGAAGATTATGGGTATTGAAGCAGTTAAATCTTCCACTCCAGCCCCCTGTCGGAAAAAACTTAAAGAGGGACTGAAAATCATTATGTCCGGCAATGAAAAAGAACTGAATACCTTTATACAAGATTTCCGTGAAAAGTTTATGGAATTGCCTCCAGAGGATATCGCATATCCAAGAAGTTGTAACGGCGTGAAGAAATATCGTGGAACTGATCGTTTATTTGAAAAAAGAGCTCCAATACATGTCAAGGGTGCAATCCTGTATAATTACTTGATTGAGAAAAACAAATTAACTAATAAGTATCCTAGCATTCTAGAGGGTGATAAGATCAGGTTTTTACATATGAAGGAACCAAATATATATCAGTCAAGCTCTTTTTCATTCATAACTTTTATGCCAAAGGAACTTGACTTACATAAGTTTATAGACTATGATAAACAATTCGAGAAGAGTTTTGTCGAACCATTGAAGCTCATCACAGAAAAGATGAATTGGTTGATTGACAGCAGTTATGGTGTTCAAGGAAGTTTAGAGGAGTTTTTTTAAAATGTTAGAATGGAATAGGTTTAATTGGCCAGAAATTTTTGGTACAATTTATGCTATGAAAGCTTTGAGAGGTAAACAATTTAATTTTATGAAAGCTGATATACAGGAGAGGTCAGCAGAAAAATGGAGCGATGGTCAACTTACATATGTAGGTAATACTGCAATTGGAAAAGATTATGATGCTGTGGATGGTCTTCGATATGAGTCTAAAGCAGTAGATGGTTTGATTCAAAAAAAGGTTCCTCACACCAAAGATATAATACTGAAAAATTTTGCTGGAAATTCCACTGGTATTCCAGAACAGACTTTTGATTATATGATTGCTTATGATACCATAAAAAATGCAGTGTTGCTTGCTCCTTGGGATGTTTGCATGAAGATGGTTAAAGAGAAAGATGCAACTATAACAACAAAATTGTTAGTTGGTCAGTGTGATGTTCTTGCTTATGATGTCACACCAGTAAAAAAAGAAATTAATATAAATGAAGAATATGATAATTTTTTGAAGAAATTGATATGAAGGGACTTGACTTTAGTAAAGAACTTATATATAATGAGTATAGTAATTGGATGTTCCTTTTACTATTAGAGAAAGGTAGAATGTTTCTACCTAGTCATAACCAGTAGGAGAAAAACTATGACAAAAATTATGTTTGACGTTAACAAATCACTCGCTGAGTGTCCACCCGAAATCTATTATTCACAATTAGGTGTTGATGGGAAGTTATTATTCCACGGCATTCATCATAAGAAGCGAATAGTCTTAAATCGCAGTCTTGTTACATATCGTATCGGAGATCAAATTCGTGAATTAGATTCTGGAGATGATCGTGTAGAAGGTATACAGTGGTCTTATAAGAATGTTGGGTTTCTCAATTCTAAAATTCCACAGTCAGTTATTGTAGACCCAAATGATCCAAAACGATTTCTTGGTGTAGTGGGTTATGGTCGAGATGAAGCACAAGAAAATCTTGGTTGGGAAACTGCAATTTATGATGTTATCGAATATGATAAACCTATTGACCTTGAAGCGTTTAAGGTTTGTTCAAATGATGATGAAGATCATGTTCCAGCATTCCCGAATACTAAAGCTACCATTCTAAAGTCTGTTGTTAATGCAATTGGCAAGGTAATTGAAGATGATGATGATGCCATTCTTGTATATCTTAAACGTATTGCACGAAGCAAACCAAACTGGCATGAGGTTATCCTTTCGACTATTCGTAAGGAACATATCTCTCGCTGGCCGACTATGAAAGCTTTCAGTACGAGTCGAGCAAAGAAAGAAGCGGTTCGATTAGGTCTTCCCTATGAAGGAGACAAAAATAAGAAAACTACTTCTCTAGGATATGCTCGGAAGTTTACTTCGTTGAAGAACTTTTTTTACGATGGTTTTACTGCGAGTACGAAACATGGGTTTTCAAAGGTTTATCTTTCCACTTGGGTTGATGAACCGAATCCAAAAAGTCTTCCTACAAATCGTAAAGGAATCAAAGAAGATTTTGATAAAATGGAAGATATGTTTAACATTTGGGTTTCTAACTATCTTGATATGCCTATTGATAAGGTTCGGGAAAAGGGAGAAGGTAGATTTCCTCTCGTATTCAATGGTTTTTTTGCTCAGGATAAAGAGATACAAACTGATAACGGTGGAGTTTCCAAAGAGGTTGATTTAGTAGGTGAAGACGGCAAGCCATGGAAGCGTCTTGATATATAAACCATACACAATGCAAGACGTACATGATGCGTCTAGTCAAGAGAAGTTTAAAGTCATCTCCACCTTTGCTGGTGGCGGTGGCTCTTCCACTGGGTATCGTCTTGCTGGTGGTAAAGTTCTTGTTATCAATGAGTTTGTAGAGGAAGCACAGAAGACATATGCAGAAAACTATCCAGAAACAATTATTCTACCTGGCGATATTAAAGAGTTAACAGGAAAAGATTTTCTGGATGCAGCTGGTGTTGATGTTGGTGAGATTGATATTCTTGATGGTTCACCACCTTGTTCGGCATTTTCTGTGGCTGGTAAATTATCTCACAACATCCATGAGGAAGAACATGTTGATTTGTGGGGAAATATAACAATAGAGAAAGTGCCAGGCAAACACTCTGATGGTTGGGGTCAAACTAAAAATTATTCTGATGGCAAGATGGTAGAAAACATAGAAGACCTGTTCTTTGAGTTTCTACGAGTTGCGAAAGAAATTAAACCGAAAGTTATTGTTGCAGAGAATGTAAAGGGGTTGACTATCAGTGAGGCCAAGAAATATTTTAACAAGATACTTAACACATTTGAAAAGATTGGTTATGATGTTTGCGCTAAGGTATTGGATAGTAGATATTATGGGGTATCTCAAACAAGGACTCGCGTTATTTTTATTGGCGTGCGTGAAGATGTAGCAAGAAAAACTGGATATACTTTTATGAATATTTCACAAATATTTCCAGAACCAGATAAAGAGGTTATCCCTGTTAAGGATGTAATGGTTGGTTTGGTAAATGATCCAGAGGAAGTAAAATATCTTATTGATAAATGGAAAAAAACTGCATATTGGAAACAGACAGGTAGTAAGATGTCTATTAATCCTAAGAAAGTTTTGACGGGAATGGATTATCATCCTAAAGGTCATCATTTTAATTTGAAAAGAGTTTCACAATATCAACCTTGTCCTACTATTACAGCGATGGGATCAGCTGAGACAACTGCTGGTGCGTTTCACTGGATTGAACCAAGGAAGTTGACTTTAGGTGAATTAAAACGTATAATGAGCTTACCTGATGATTTCAAGTTGACAGGTAAATGGAATCAACGTGCTGAACGCTGCGGCCGCATGGTGCCCCCGCGCATGATGGAAAGAATTGCTTCGTCAATTTATGAAAAGGTGTTGGAGAAATATAATGGCTGATTTTACTTTTTCTCATAGACAAGAAGGTTTTGATGAACATATTAATTGGTCAATTCGTGGATACAGCGATTTATTGGATGATGTTATTAATTTATCACGTTACTTTGTTGAGGACAATACCAAAGTTGTAGATATTGGTTGTTCTACAGGTAAACTTACTAAGAGGATTATGGAGTATAATGATGAAGTTTGTTCTTTAGTAAATTATGTTGGTGTAGAAATTGCTGAAGGTTTTTTTGACAATATGGATAAGAGAAAGGTTGAACTTAATAAGAAATTTCCTAATACATCTCTTGAATTTATTAATGATGATATTCTCAATTATGAATTTGAAAATTGTTCTTTGGTAACATCTTTGTTCACTTTACAATTTATGCCATATTCTTGTAGGGAAGCTGTTGTTCAAAATATATACGATGGTTTGAATGAGGGTGGTGCATTTATTTTCGCTGAGAAGATTGATACTACTCATAGCAGATTGGAAAACATGTTACGCACAATCTATTATGATTTTAAGAATAAAAAGTTTTCCTATGAGGACATTATGACCAAAGAGAAAACATTACAGAATATGCTTAAACCAAATTCTTGGAATGAGATTGAGAATATGCTTGATGGTGCTGGATTTAAGGCGGTTCAATCGTTTTGGCAGAACCATTTTTTTGTTGGTGCAATAGCAATCAAATAAATAGGAGTTTTGAATGACTGATTTTTTAAAGAGAATAATTAAAGAAGTAGGAAATGAATATGCATCTTTAGTTGAAGATGGTGTAGAAGCAGGAGATGTAGAAAGCTATATAGATACAGGTTCTTACATTTTCAATGCATTGTTATCTGGTTCATTATATGGTGGATTGCCTGCAAATAAAATAACTGCATTAGCAGGAGAATCTGCAACTGGTAAGACATATTTCCTTATGGGTATTGTCAAAAATTTTCTTGATAAAGACCCCGAGGCAGGAGTGATTTATTTTGAGTCAGAGAGTGCATTGACAAAACAGTTGATTGTTGATCGTGGTATTGATCCTAAGCGTATGGTAATTATGCCGGTTACAACCGTACAGGAGTTCAGACATCAAGCACTAAAAACTTTGGATTCATATATTACCCAGAATGAATCAGAGCGTAAACCTCTATTTCTATGTCTTGATTCTCTTGGTATGTTATCTACTACCAAAGAAGTAGAAGATACAGCAGAAGGTAAAGAAACAAGAGATATGACAAGGGCACAAGTTCTGAAAGCTGCATTTCGTGTATTGACATTGAAACTTAGCCGAGCTAAAGTGCCGATGGTAGTTACTAATCATACTTATGATGTTATTGGTTCTATGTTTCCACAAAAAGAAATGGGTGGCGGTCAAGGTTTAAAATATGCTGCATCATCAATTATTTATTTATCCAGAAGAAAAGAGAAAGTCGGTACAGAGGTAGTCGGTAACATTATTCATTGTAAGAATCACAAGAGTCGACTTACCGTTGAAAATAAGATGGTTGATGTTCGCCTAACCTACAGTGAGGGCCTTGATAGATACTATGGGCTACTTGATCTTGCAGAGAAGTATGATGTTTTCAAAAAGGTTTCAACGCGATATGAATTGCCTGATGGCTCTAAGCAGTTTGGTAAAACTATTCTGAATAATCCAGAGACATACTTTACAGAAGAGATTATGTCCAAGTTAGAAGAATGTGCAGCTAAAGAGTTCAAATATGCTACAAGTAATTGAGAATTATTGATTTTACAGTAAGAAAAATTTAATGGACAGCCTCATAAGAAATTATTATGTCTAATATTAAAGATAGATATGTCTTTGTTACAGACAATGAAGATAATTGGCAATGTATTGGCATTCGTGGCGGGCAATTTGATGGTGTGGTATATAAGTATGGTAAAATTACAATTCCTAAGCCTCCTGAAGAAGATATTGAAAAAGACTTGACATTAAAGTTTGAATATGATATAGTATCTACTAATAATTTACCAGCAGAATGGTTTGGTGAGGAATTCTTTAATCTCATCGGCGATATTTTGGTGGATATTTTAGATCATAGGATGAAAGAAGGCACGCTAGAGTATGTCACTAACGATTGAACGAACTGTTTTAACTCAATTAGTTTCTAATGAAGAATATACTCGCAAAGTTTTGCCTTTCCTAAAGGGCGATTATTTTTCTGATAGATCGGAAAAAATAGTTTTTGAGGAAATTACAAAATTCGTTGAGAAATATAACAAAATTCCCACGAAAACTTCTCTGGAAATAGAAGTTCAGAGCCGTAAAGATTTAAATGAATCAGATTTTAAAAATGTAATTTCCTTAGTTAAGAGCCTTCAAAATGACGAAAATGTAAGTTTTCCATGGTTAGTGGATACTACAGAGAGT